GAGGAAATCGTTTTATAAAGACAAACTTGCTGAAGAATTGATGAATGAAAAAAATACGATTGATTTAGACCAACTTTCTATCTCCGATGCTGTAGAATTCATCATGAAGGTCAGAAGCGATGAAGAAGCAATGACCAGAATGTCACAAGAAGCACTTCGTGCTTTTTATACCAATGTCAATTACAAAGAAGAAGCCGACAGTATTCGTGACTGGGTTCTGTCTATCAAAGAAAGGTCATAATGCTTTTAATCGATAAGCGTAGAGGTGACATCATGCCAACCCATGATGTTATCCCGACTCCTAGCCTTGGTCTTAACAAGGCTCTTGGTGGAGGTTTGAATACCGGAGCCACGCATTTGTTCTGGGGAACACCTTCGGTCGGTAAGACGACGATGTGTTTCCGGATTTTGTCAAAGGCTCAAGAGATGGGTTATCGCCCCGTCATTGTTGATTCCGAATATTCCTATTCAGATGAGTATGCTCGTAAATGTGGGATTGACACCGACGATATTGTCATCATTCAATCAACCGTTGTTGAGGATATTCTGAAGAGTCTGATCGGATACCTTAATCATCCCACAGAGAAGCATGCCTTCCTGTTCGATTCCTTGTCGAACATCATCAAGGAAGAATTCTATGACAAGCCAGAGGGTGGCAAGGCAATGGGTCTTCAATCACGATCACAGGGCTTCTTCCTTCAAAAGCTGGTGAATCATCTTCACAAAGAGCGAAACATCATGATGTTCATTGCTCACCAAACCATCGATCTCAGCGGAATGTATGCGGTCACCAAAGCAAAGATGGGCAATACGGTTCATCACAACATGCACAACATCGTCAAACTCTTCCTGTCGATGTCGCAGAAGGAAATGGAGCGTGAGGACCGGACCAACAAGATCACCTCTCAGAGAGCCACATGGACCATTGAGAAGACAAAGCAGCTCCCCACCATCGGTACGACGGGCTATTATTATGTCCTTCCTCAGGAAGGACGTATTGACCAATACAGAGAACTCATCGACATTGCAATCGAAATGAACATCATCGAACGCAAGGGTGCATGGTATACATACATGGACAGCAAATGGAATGGAATGTCCAACATTGAGCTGGATGACCATCAGGTTGCTGATATCATGAAACAGGTGATGTGTGAGTGAAGAATACATCATATTGAGATGCTGCCGTGACTGGCCGGTGCAGCGCCATGTTGCATATATGAACGGGTCATGCGGTATCTGCCGACAAAGACCATCAATCATCAACGAACCATACATAAAGGAAAATTATGAAAAGGACAGAGAAGGAAGAGATCAAGAGGGATAAGGCAACCGCCGTAAAGAACTCAGGTCGTGGGTTCAGAAAGGGCGATGCAAAGTTTCACAGTTTCGTTGTTGACTATAAACACAACGCATCTTCATTCACATTGTCCAGGGTTGCGTGGCTCAAGCTCCGTAAGGATGCTTGGAGGACTGAATACAAATATCCATGTATCTCAGTTGTTCTTGGTGAAGACTCAGATGTCAAGGTGGCCATAATTGACTGGGAAGTATTCAAGGAGCTTATCATTGACTCAGATTACGAATGAGGAAATCTATTCCGCAGCATTCTGGTATGCTGTTGGTATCATTTCTGGGTTTGATTATTACTCAGAGATTCATGTAGAAGAGATAGCTAACGATATCATTCAACGAGCAACAGATATTATCATTCAACATAGAAAAGAAACAGGAGAAATGAAATGAGCGGACTCAGGAAAGAATGCGCACTTTGGTATATCTTGGATGGCAAGAGTCATACAGCTGGTGATCTTAGAGAGTTTGTTGAAGCTTTGAATAAACTTGAAGTCCCTGACGAATATGTTCTTACTGATTGCATTGTGAGCTTTGTTTTTGAAGGCAAGCCAGAACTTATCATTGATGGTGAATCAGCTCCATATAAAGACCGTTATGATATCATTCTGCCTGTAAAATTTGATGAAAATGTTAAAGACTAAGAATCATGGTGTATTTGGATGGGTTATTGTATTCTGTGTGGTTGTTGCTTTTGATTATTGGGCAATAAAGAACAGAAAACAAACAATGTCTCAAGCCTTCAAGAAAGCGCTCTATATGAAGTCTTCTTTTGTGTTTGTTGCTATGTTTTGGACATTGCTAACATGGCATTTAATTCATCCTCATCGTTATAGGAATACAGATATACTTTCGGTTGTCTTTGATAAGAAAAAGGAAAACAAATGGCAGATATGATCATAGATATTGAACTCATCAAAGACTTGATGGGTAACAAAGCTGAGGAATTCATAGAGTGCATTAAGATTGTGCAGGATATAATTGACAATCCTAATCATTATGTCGGCGGTCAGGCAATGAAGTATGCGAATGTTCTTGCTGCCTACAGAACAATGATGATTATCAAGTCACAGATGTACAAGCGCAAGTCTTCGATCATGTCTGAGCAAGACAAGTTTGTAAACGACATATGGAAGACTATGTACGAAGCATTGTCAGAAAATATTAATGTCCTGAAGATCTCAGCTAAGAATGGAATGCAATGAAAGTCATATCTACATTACGAGAAGTAAAGCCAGAAAAGTCTGATGTCAAGGCTGAGGAGCCTACAGCCGAAGACTTGGAGAGCATGCTCGTTGAGAAGATTGATGAAAGCCTCTCAAAGAGAAACACAACTTCGTATCGTAAAGTTGATTACTTCCGCCCTAGCAGTACCAATCAATGTACTAGGTACTGGTATTACGTCTTCAATGGTATTGATGATTACCCTACGAAGTTTTCTCCACAGACGTACCGGATATTTGACAATGGTCATGCCGTTCATGACCGTCTGTATGGCTATCTGAGAGATATGGGCATACTGGTTCACGAAGAAATTCCGGTTTCTTATGACGATCCCCCCATCCAGGGCACAGCCGACGGGGTTATTGAACTTAATGGTCTTAAGTTGATTGAACTTAAGTCGATCTCCTCAGAAGGATTTGAGTACAGGCGTCTGGCTCATAAGCCATCAGATGACCACTATCGACAGGCTCAGATTTATATGCAGTGCCTTGACCTGCCCTCAGGCTTTGTTATATACGAAAATAAGAACAATCAACAAATTTTGCCTATTTACATACAGCGTGACCAAAAATTTATTGATAAACTATTTGATAAGTATCGCAAAATATACAAGAATTATGTAGAGGGTAACATCCCCGACCGTCCTTATAAGAGGACATCTAAGCACTGTGCTGCCTGCGATCTTGAGACACAGTGCTGGGCAGGTAATAATATTGGAGATGAAGAGTCGTTTTGACGAGGTTGTATGTAAAAATGAAGAATGCAATAAGTCGTTTATAACAAAAAAATATAATGCTGTTTTTTGTTCCAAAGAATGTAGAAGACTAGTAACGAATAAAAAGTTACTGGATAAATACTACGAAAACAAAAGTAATAAGTTTAAAAAAAGAATATGTAAGACAAAAAACTGCACCACTATACTTTCTTCATATAACAAAGAGGATATATGCGAGCCTTGTAAAACTGAAAGATATATAAAAAGACTTGCCTCTTGGGGTTGGTCTGAGGAACGTGTTAGGGATGAGTTTAGGTAAAATTGTAAATAACATAAAACCAACAAGATTGATATCTATTGATCCAGCTTCTCATTCATTAGCGTGGGTGGTAGTTGATCTTGATAAAGACTCATTCGAAATAGTTGAGCACGGAAAGATAAACATCTCTGGTACAAAAGAAGTGTCTGAGAAGTTTAAAATTATAAATAAAGAATTACATGATATTTGTGACATGCTATGTCCTGACAAAGGTGTAATTGAACAATCTGTATACATTCAAAACTTTCAATCAAGTAGGATCATATCTTACATAATAGGATTCTCATGGGGCGTTATGATGAGAAGTTGTCATGATGTATGCGATGTTGGTCCCTTGATTTGGAAGAACAAAATTGGTTACAAGAATGTTTCTGCATTAGAAAAATCTAAGCTTGAAAAAGATTTTGGTAAAAAAGGGTTACAAACTAAACTAAAAAATGAGAGAAAAGACCGTGTAAAAGCGATTCTTGATCAAAAAATCAATTATTCGGTTGATGATGATGATATAAACGATGCTATCGGTATAGCTTTATGGTATTCTTTAAGTCATGGCTTTAGAACCATATAAAGATAAAGCTTGGTTGTTTGAGCATTATGTTAAGAAGAGAATGAACCTTACGGACATTTGCAAGGTTCTAAAGAATTCATACAACATAGATGTAACACCACAGGCTTTGTATAACTGGTGTAAGAAGTATGATCTACTCAAGTACAGAGGCAAAGGTAGAAACCTAGCAGCAACAAGTGCTAGAAGACCAAAATCACCGATGCAAGAAAAAGTCGAACAAATGAGAAGAGAGCGTGCTAAAATGCTCAGAAAGAAAAGGAAAAGTTTATGAGAAGGTCTGTTTCTTCTAAAGATATTTCAACATTTGCAAAAATGGATATGGTGTATAACCAGATCAGAATCCTTGAGGCTGAGCAAAATAAAACGGAATTCAAGTGTCTTGGTTCCGGTAAATGCTGCCATATTGGGTTAACGATCCCTCTTGCTGAGTGTGCGAACATTGCATTCAATTTAAGACAACAGTATTACTTGTATCTTGAAGATAAGGGCAAAGAGCATGCTGACGAGTGGATGGACTCTGTTGTCGAATCTCTCAAGGAGAGGATGTTTGATGAGTCTTGGAAGATGGGGGGAGAAACCGATAAGTACTGCGCCTTCTATAAAGGTGGATGCACAATTTATAGATACAGGCCTATGGTCTGTAGGACATTCGGCACAATCACCACAGTCGATGACTACTGCCCCAGGGCAAGAAATGCTTATGGGAGCATCGATTATTATTCTGGCACTGGTGTTGAAAAAATTGTTCAGTCGTTTCAAGATTTACTTAAGGAATTTGCAGTAGGCAAGGATTCAGGTTACGACATAACTGTCTATATGCCTTTAGGCGTCCTAAGTTTCTTGTTAACTTCAGAAGAACTTGAGGAACTTAAGGCAACGACCGATCCAAAATTTTGGATGGCAATTGACGGATGGTTTAACTATAGAGTCCAGTATGTTAAAGAGCATGGTCATAAAGTAGAATATCTAACCGAGCAGGCTGTCTCTGTTGGTAAGAAGATTACTTTTAATGATCAAATAGACGAACAGTCTTGATATGTCAAAGATAGTATGGCTTGATAATAACAATCCAAACTCATTGAATTCAAATGGCTATGCTTATGCTTCTGGTAGAATTCAGAAAACTCTTATAAATACCTATAAGCTAGGAATCTTGAGCAAGGATGAGGTTGATGCCTCTATATCTTATCCTAATTTACCAATAAATATTGGATATTTTTCAATGGTATCATCTGAGGATAGTGATCTTATTATCAATAATACTTTGCCCATAATGTATTCTATGCAAAGTCCACTGTATTCTGGCTATTCAGTTGGATTTTCTTACTGGGAGACTAGTAAGTTACCAGATAAGTTTGTCTCTAAGATGAACAAGATGGATGAAATATGGACAACATCCAAGTGGGCCAGAGATGTTTTCATAGACTCAGGAGTCAATGTTCCTGTTGAATGCTTTGATCTTGGTATAGACACAAGTATCTATAAACTTCAGCCTTCTTATCCTGAAGGCAAGTTCACATTTTTATCTATGGGGTCACCATCAGTAAGAAAGAATTCACAGATATCAGTTGATGCTTTCTTAAAACTTTATGAAGGTAATGATAACTTTAGGCTAATAATTAAAAGCTCAGGCCCACCTGACTGCCGGTTGGGTAGAGGTACTTCATCTCAAAGAGCCGTCGTAGAACATCCTCAGATAGAAGTTATTGATTACGAACTTAATGAATACGAACTATCTGATTTATATGACAGATGTCATTGCTTGCTATATCCAACAAGTGGCGAAGGTTGGGGGATGATTCCTTTCAATGCTATTGGTAAGGGAATACCAACAATATGTACCGACGCTACGGCGTGTACTGAGTACGCTAAATTATCAGTTCCACTTGATTATACTTGGTCAACAAAGAATATGAACGGCATCTATAAGGGATGTGGAGTCTGGGCTGATCCAGACTTCGATGATCTTTGTGATAAAATGTCTTATGTCGTAAATAATTACGATCATGTAAAAAGCTTCACACTTCAGAACTCTTGGTTCATTAGAAATGAATATAATTGGGAAAGTGTGTGTCTAGACTATTACAATAGAATCATAGACATTTTAAGTTGGTAAAATGAGTGAAATTGAAAAAGCAACTGAGAAGAGTATTATAGATAGACTTCGTGATATAGAGAAGTGCGGCCTGATGAATATTAAAGGCTACAGCTATATAGATATAGCCTCTCTATTATCTTTGAACGTCACTGAAGTAAAACAAAATATACAAGAGTATAAGAAGATCCTTCAGAAAAAGGCTGACGAAGATCCGTACTTCCTTGAGAAAGTACAATATAATACAATAAAAGCTATGTCTGAGTTTGATGAACTCAGCAAAGAAGCGTGGGAAACCATTGCAATTGCAACAGATCATGGAATGGTTTCTGCAAGAATTCAAGCTATTAAGTTAGCAGGTGAGCTAGCTAAGAATAAAGCTCAGCTTCATAAATTGTTAGGTTCATCAACTTCTGATGGTGAATACATTGCAAGAATGCAGAAAGCAGAGTCAGTCAATCAGATCCTCTCTAAGATCCTCAGAGATGTTATCTCTAAGTATCCTGAGATTGCTGATGAAGTAAGAAGAGAGTTAGCAGTGGCATTTGAGATCATGGATGATCATCAAACTATTGATGCTGAATCAGAAGAACTCTCATAAGTAGAGAATGAGTTTTTTCGCCCTTAATGTCACCCTCATATCTTGAGAATGACATTGAGGGGTATTATATGTCGAGGTTAAAAAATGACAGACTTCATGGGGATGAATTTAGAATTCAAAGATTTTGATCGCCTGCTTAAGCAGGAAGAACTTGTTGAAGAACCAGTTCCTATTGAAGTCTTTGTTCAAGACAAAAAATATCTTGGACTCCCACCATTATCCCCCATCCAGCTTGAAATTGTACGACACAGTACCCAAATTTACAAGCAGCACACCCTGATAAAATTGATGGGTGAGGAAAAGGGTGCTGAATGGTATAAGAGATATACAGATAATGAAGTTATTTGCATGCTTGGTAAAGGGTCAGGTAAAGACCACTGCTCAAGGATATCAATTGCATATACAGCTTATCTATTGCATTGTTTAAGAGATCCTCTTGGTTATTATGGAAAAGCAACAGGTGTGTATGTAGACCTACTAAACCTAGCTGTTAACGCACAACAGGCTCAAAGAGTATTCTTCGAACCTTTGAAGAACTTGCTTCTATCATCTCCGTTCTTTAATGAAGTAGGATTTGAACCAAGAGTATCTGAAATCTTTTTCTTCTCAAGACCAGTTAGATGCTTCTCAGGCCACTCTGAAAGTGAAGGCTGGGAAGGTTATGAAGTGATGACAGTTGTATTGGATGAAATATCTGCATTCAAAACGGATATGGAACTCAGAGGTGAACTCAGATCTAAGGGATCGGCATCGGCTATTTACAATATGAGTAAGTTATCAGTCATGTCACGATTTCCAGAAGTAGGCAAAGTCATTCTTTTATCATTCCCTAGATACAAGGGAGACTTCATCCAGCAAAGGTTCTTCTCAGCGAAGGATAAACAAGAACCGAAAACTTGGTCTATCAAAGCAGCAACATGGGAAGTCAATCCAACTATCAAGAGAGAAGACCTAGAGTCTGAGTATATCAGGAATCCAATTGAAGCTAGAGCAAGATTTGAATGCGATCCTCCTAACATGGAAGATGCATACTTTAGAGATCCTGATTCTGTTAGGAAAGCTTTTTCTTATCATGATGACCCGATTGATGAGAACGGTGTATATAAGCCTTGGTTCAATAATAAAGACAACCACATAAGGTTCATACATATTGACCTTGGTCTTAAAAGAGACAGAGCTGCATTAGCAATGTCTCATTGTGCTGGTTTTAAAGAAGTTAAAACATCAATGGGTGTTGAAACATTACCCATCATTAACGTAGATCTCGTTTATTCATGGGAAGCAACACCGGGTAATGAAATCAACTTTGCTTCTGTTAGAACTTTAATCGTTGATCTATGTCGTAGATTCGATGTAGCTAAAGTAACCTTCGACAGATGGCAATCCATTGAGATGGTCCAGTCTCTAAAGTCTCAAGGTATTAATGCAGATTTCCATAGCGTTAAGAAGTCAGATTACGATACTTTGATGACTTCAATTTATGACAAGCGTCTAAGGGGATACTGGAATGAAATTCTAGTAGAAGAGGAGCTTTTAAAGCTACGATTGTTTGCTAACAATAAGATCGACCACCCTAACGGTGGTAGCAAAGACTTAGCAGATGCTGTAGCAGGAAGTGTTTTCAGTACAGTTGAAAACATAGCGGTAGAGACTGAGATAGAAATTGAAGTCTGGTACCCAGGTGAAGTAGATGAAGACGAGCAAAACTTCGGCAATGTTAGAGTCTACGATCCTGTTGATAATAAGTTTGTGCCTGCTTATCAAAAGAGCACAGTAGAACCGGAAGGAATAGGAAAATGGTTGGAACAAATATAGGAAAAGATTTAGACATTAGTAGTGAAGAGTTTATTGAAGAGCTTCTCAAAGTTATCTCAAAGCTAGTAGCAGAGAATACAGCCCTCACTCTCAAATTCAATAAGGCATACTTGCTTCTAGATTCAGAAGGTAAATCTGAATAGCTTTGACGCTGACTTTGAAAAGTTCTTAAAAAGAAAATAAAAAGCGCCTTAGCCGCACAACATGCCTCAGGAGTCGCTAGAGTTCTCTTCATCAGATGAGCCGGGGCACAGAAGCCCCGTAGTAATAAGGAGAAACAATGAGCAACCTAACCATCAAAGAAGTCAACGATTTCCCTTCAATTCAGCGCAGTCGTGCGAATGATGATCTCATGCAGATCATCAACTGCCTACATTCTTCAGCATCAACTGGCAAAGTATTCTCTATTGAGAATGTAGAAGCCGGTAACGCTTACAACTCAATGCAGCAGCGTATTCGCACCCAGGCTAAGAAGCATGGTTATCGTGTAGCGATTTCTTTTGATAAGACAAACTCAGTATTGTACTTCAAGGCAGCACTTCCTGCTAGCCGCAAGGTTAGCACAAAGGAATTGCAAGAGGCTGAGATGCAGGCTGATGTAGAGGCAGCTCCAACTAAGTCACGTTCATCAAAGTAATTAGAAACTAGTAAACTTTCTACAGAAAAGGGGGCGCTCAGCGCCCCCTTTTTTGTTATACTCTTTCGCATGGACCAAAACAAATTAAAGACCTTCAGCCAGCAAATTGAAATCACCCATGATGAAATCAGCAATTGGTGCCCAATGTTCGCCATTCCATGCTACGACCAATTAGTGACGGAACCATTCTTTATGTCTATGATGAAAACAATAATGAGGTTTAAGGATATTGGTTTGAAGTTTGCTGTTAGTACGCTTAGTGACTCTCTTATTACAAGAGGAAGAAATCAGCTAGTAGCTAAGTTTATGGCTAACAAAGAATTTACTCATCTGCTATTTATAGATGCTGATATTGGGTGGAATCCTGATGATATTCTCAAGATGCTATGGCATGATAAAGAAATCATGACTGGATCTTATCCGATCAAACATATTGACTGGGATAAGGTTACAAGTTTAGTTAATGATGGTGTAGCATCTGATCGTCTAATGCAAGCAAGCTTAAGATATGTAGTCAATCCTGTTAAAGATAAAGATGGAAC